TCGATTTCACCGCCATCCCCGAGGGGGGCACCCTGCCGCGCGCGGCGGTGGCCTGCGACTGGCTGGCAGGGGATGTGACGCGGGCGGGCGGGGTGCTGCACCTGACGCTGATCCTGCCACACGGCGCCGATGCCCCGCTCGAGACGCGGTTTCCCGCAGCCCTGACCCTGACCGGCGATGGGCCGGTGGCGCTGCCCGCCTATGAAAACCCGGAGGGGGAACAATGAACATCGACCTGAGTCGGATCATTACCGCCGAAGCCCGCGCTGCCACTGCTCTGACCGAACGCCGCGCCGGGATGGTCTGTTCGCGCTTGCAGGGGCGGCTGGTGCTGGGGCCGGATGTGGTGGCAAGACTGGACGCCATTGCCGCCGATCCGGCAGAGAGTTGGGGTCTGCGCGAGACCATCGCCAACGCCACCGAATGGCACCGCAACTCGCAGACCATGGCGGCGCTGGCATGGGTGCTTGGCATCACCGACGAGCAAATGGACACGCTGTTCGAGGCGGCAATGCAGGTGGTGGCGTGAGCGGAATGTCACAGAAAGGAACCAGGAGATGAACAATCAACTGGCCGAGCAATTTCCGCAAGAAGACTCTGCAAAAATTGACGTTTCCGAATTCCTTGAAAACTCTTAAAGAAATCTCCAAACAGGCTAGAACCAGTGGTTTGCGCAGCCATTGCGAGATTTGTCAAGATCGCCACACGGCACGTATTCGTACCAACCTGGATGAAAGAAATGACATCAGTGCGAGGACAGGAAATCTTACTAGTTAGAGCGCGTGGGGACGTCCAGGAGCGCCGTTGCTGTGTGGCGGGTGGTAGGGTAGCGGCAAGGGCAGCAAGCCATGCCCTGCCATGCCCTATGGCCGCGCTGCTTGCCCTGTTACCCATGCCCCGCCAGCCAGCACGTCTACAGAGGTCGTAGAAAGGTATTCACATGCTCTCTAGGGTTGTGCTAAAGGACATTTTGCCATATATCCTCATTATCGCTGCGCTCATGGGAGCGTATTTCTATATTCAGCACGTTGCCTACAACGATGGCGTTGCAGATACGACGTTGAAATATGAAAATGCAATCCAAGATGAGCGTGAGCGTCTCTCAGTTGCGAATGAAGCTGCACTCAGGGAAGCCCGCGCTAGGGAAGCAGAATTGAACTGGCTACTGAGAGAAAGAGATGCAACAATATCTCAACTTGAAAATGAGGCCAATTCGGATCCTGATGCAACTCGCCCCGCTATCTCTGTTGATGGCGTGCGGCGGCTCAATCGGATCCGTTGAACCTCCCAAGCTGGCGTCAGCGCCAGACTCTCTGATCGTGCCTTGCACTCGTCCTGTCCTGCTGCCGAACCATATGCTTTTGCAGTCTGAAGCTGAGGCTTATTGGGTCCGCGATCGGGCAAATCTAATCACTTGCGGGGAACGTCATCAGGCTCAAACAGAGTTCTATCAATTCCGTGACTCTGAAGTGACAGGAAACAAAATTGACTGATGAGCAGCGCATAAGAGACCTCGAGCGCGAACTTGAGGCCGAACGCAAGACATCGACAAAGCTGGAAAATCATCTTCAAGAACTCGAAGGTCGGTTCGATAGGTATGTCAGTGAGCAAAAAGAACTCGAGGCACGCCGCCTTAGGACTGCTCTCATTTGGTCTGGCGGGGTCATTCTTTCCTTGGGCAGTTTCATTTTCAGTGAAGTGATCTGGCCTGTCATAAAAGCGGGGAAACCATGACCATGAACCAAGTATTCAGAGCGGCTCAATACACCATTCTCTTCATGGTGACAATCATCATTTTTATGGTCGGACCACGGATTGAGCCTATACTATTTCCGGTCATAACAAAGTTCGAAATTCCTGCAGAGGGTATCCACCGTATGCCTGATGGATCTACTGAGATCTCAGGTGTGCTGATCAAAGCCAGAGGTGAATGTGAACCAGTCAGGGGATCACTGACTGTATTCACTGATGAGTTCACGAATTCATCTGATCATCCAGCGAAATCTGTTCTGGTGAGTTTCGAGCCGAATGTCGAATGGTACAGCCGCCCTGCTGACTCTCAATATTTTGGACCTTGGACTCTTACACCTCCAGGTCCTCCTCTTGGGCCTTCACTGATCATACGAATTCGCCACCGCTGCCACCCTTTCTGGGAAATAGAAACAATTCTCTACACTGGCCTGACGAGTGATTTCTTCATAGAAGCTGAGATCACTGGAAAAGCCCCTTGGGAAACAGGAGATCGACATGACCGCGATTAACTTTCAAACCTGCACCGACTGGGCGTTGATCCATGAAGGTGGATATGTCAATCACCCAAAGGATCCAGGAGGCGCTACGAACAAGGGCGTTATCCAGCGCACATACGATGGCTATCGCGATCGTATCGTGAAACCAAGACAGTCGGTACGCAACATCTCGATGGCCGAGGTCATGGATATCTACAAGAGCCAGTATTGGGATCTCATCAACGGAGACTCTCTGCCTGCTGGTCTTGACTATGCAATGTACGACTTCTCTATCAACTCAGGCGTATCTCGTGCTGTGAAGTTCCTTCAGGAAATCCTCGGCGTGAAAGTCGATGGTATCATGGGAAACGGTACTCTCGGCGCTATCCAGCGTCGGAACGACATCAGCGGCCTAATCCAGGAACTGTGTCTCAAACGCTGGAATTGGATGAAACGGCTCAGCACCTTCTCCACTTTTGGCAAGGGTTGGACTCGTCGTGTGATGGGTGACATCATCGAAGGTGTGCAGGCTGGCAAAGATCATGGCGTCATCGATCGTGCCGTATATCTGTTCGAAGGCCAGAGCAATATCGCCGCTCCGCTGATGGCTGCTCCGGGCAAGGCTGAGGACGAAGATCTGAAAGTCACTGCTGCTATCGCAGATGACATCAGCCTGGACAGCATCGGCAAGATCGGAACCGGCATTATTCCGGGAGCCATTGCTTCTGCGACTGCTCTTCCGGACGGGCCGCTTCAGTGGGCGGCTGCTGCGATCGGTATCATTGCTGCGCTGGTGGTGGCCTATGTGGTGGTCAAGAAGTTTACTAAGTAAGAGGATTTTGGCAATACATTAACAAATATCACTTAGTAATGTAATGCCAACTTCAAAACTTAAGTGATTGTTTATAAACAACAAAACTTCAAGTGACATCACATGCGCTACTTGCAACACTGCCCAAGCAGTTACACCCTTTCAGCAGTTTTACCGCAGCTTGGTTTTTAGTAGTGTAAGTATAGTAATGTATTTTGAAGAGTAAGAATAATAAGTATTTACAAGGGGTTATGGTGGCAATACATTAACAAACCACACTAATCCCCAGTGAGGTCAGTGATGTCAAGGAATTATGTAGTCCCAATCGTAGAACTAAACTATATCCAGAGTCAATTCACTTATGAGAATGGTCGTGGTCTTGTTTGGGCTATCAACAAAGCAAAATGTAAGAAAGGAACTCTTGTTGGAGGGTCAACTTCAAGATCTACAGTTCGACTAAATTCTGTTCGCGTTCTAGTGAGTCATATTGTATGGTTTCTACATCACAATTATTGGCCAAGCGAGAGACAAGAATGGATTGATCACATGGATGGAAACTGTCTGAACAATACGATTGAAAATTTGAGAGTTGCTTCTCCATCACAGAACAATGTCAATAGAAACACTGGTAAGAGCAAAGGCGTTAATTCTGGAGTTAATGGTAAGTTTAGATCGTTCATACAGTACGAGAGAAAAAAGTATTTCCTCGGTTCTTTTGAAACTGAGGCAGAAGCTGCCGCCGCTTATCAAGGAGCAAGCAGAGTTCTGCATGGCGAGTTTTCAGTTTTCAACAGGTCACCCTGATTGTCACTTGGGCTGGCACCCGCTATAACGGTCGTAGAAAAGGAGCACCTATGTTAGATGTAGAAAATTATCTGCATGTCATCGATCCTTTCAAGCATCAGCTCGAGCATCTCAAGAGGCATGTGCATGAAAAGTCGTGGGGTCTGCTCTGGGAGCAGGGCACGGCAAAAACCAAGCCGATCATCGATACTGCTGCGATCCTCTATGACAATGGTGAGATCGATGGTCTCCTTGTTGTTGCTCCTCCCGGAGTTGAGCGCAACTGGAATACTGACGAGATACCGAAGCACATGCCTCCGGAACTCGCTCTCGATGTGCGCGTGCAAGTGTTCAGCACTGCCCGCAAGGCGACGCAGGCTCACAAGCGGGCAATGAACAGCCTGTTCACTCATGACGGTCTGTCCGTGCTGCTGATCAGCTACAACGGGTTCATGACCAAAGAAGGCAAAGAACTCGTCTGGAAGTTCTTGCAGAAACGCAAGTGCCTGTACGTTCTCGATGAAGCTCACAATATCAAGACACCCAACGCAAAGCGGACAAAGAGCATCGTCGCTTCCGGCAAGTACGCGAAATTCCGTCGCATCCTCACAGGCACGCCTGTCGCCATTGGGCCGTTCGACGTTTACAGTCAAATCCGGTTCCTGGATGAGTTCTTCTGGAAGAACCACGGTATTCACGGAACAGTCGAGTTTCGCAATTTCTTTGGCCGCTGGTTCACTGCTGCCGAATGCAAGGCGTTGCATGGTTATGATCCTGGTTACGACAAGCTGATCGAATATCAGAACCTGGATAAGCTGTACGAATGGCTCAACGAGATCACTGACCGAGTGTTGAAAGACGATGTGCTCGATCTCCCGCCGAAGCTGTACGCGAAACGCTATTTTGAGGCATCTCGTGAAATGCGTGCCGCATATGAGCAGCTTCAAGAAGAACTCATGCTGGAAATTGGTGATCACCTGATTACTGCAGAGCTACCGATCGTCAAACAACTTCGTCTCCAGCAGATCGCCTGCAACTACATTCCGATCGGCGATGAAGAGCCTGTGCATATGTTCTCGGACAAGAACCCTCGCATGACAGCGATGGAACAAATCCGTGACGAGACCTGTCATCCCGGCATCATTTGGGCACGCTTCACTCATGATATTGATCAGCTGATGGACCTCTTGGGCAAGTCCGCTGTTCGCTACGATGGCAAGGTCGATCAGGATCAATCTGAGCGGAACAAGATGGCCTTTCAACGCGGCGATGCGCAGTGGTTTGTCGGCAATGCCCAAAAGGGCGGCTCCGGCCTGACACTGACAAACGCCAAAACGATGATCTACTATTCGAACTCGTTTCGCCTGCTGGATCGCCTTCAGTCTGAGGATCGTGCCCACCGTGGCGGCATGGACGAGCATCCGGTCAACTACATCGACATCATGAGCGACTTTGAGATCGATGACCACATCGTCACGAATCTGCGCAGCAAGAAAGATGTTGCAGCTGAGATCCTCGGTGACGCTCTCAAGGAGTGGATCTAATGTATCTCGTGTACGCTCACATCGATCCTAGAAATGGACTGCCATTCTATATTGGTAAGGGCAATAAGAGAAGATCTTCTTATATACTGAGAACTAATCAGTTTCACAGGAATGTTGTTTCTCAGATAAGACTCGCAGGTTTGAAACCGATCATAGAGATTCTTCATACCTGTGAATCAGAGGAAGAGGCATTCGAGAAAGAAATACTAGAAATTAGTTTCTATGGTCGCAGAGACTTAGGAACTGGTTTTCTAGTCAATCACACAGATGGTGGTGATGGACCATTAGGTATGAGACACTCTGATGAATTCAAGTCAAACTTATCTGAAAGAATGAAAGGTAACAAGTTCGGCAGAGGCAGGCCAAAAGGTTCAACTGGATATGGATTTAGAGGTCAACACTCTGAAGAAACCAAAATTAAGATGCGTGCGTCTAGAGCAAAAGCTGTTGCCAGAGAAGCAGCTTTCTATCTCGGAAGGGAGTTTCACGAATGACAGTCTACGCAGTCCAGCAACAAATGCGTTTCGATCAAGTGAGCAAGAAACTCATTCCTCGCTTCACTTCGATCAACAAAGCCTTGAAGTGGGGTCACCTCGTCTATCTCCTCTCACCATCGGCGCACCCATTCAACCCTGACCTCGTGTTGGGTGATATGCACGAAAGGCTGTCTAGCTTTGATGACCGTGATCATCTTCTTCTGATTGGCAATCCAGGATTGATCGGCATGGCGACGACGATTGCCGCTCACTACAACGGCGGTTCAGTGAAGCTTCTACAGTGGAGCGGACGGCATAATGAGTACATCGAGATTGTCGCGAAGATATATTAAGGTTGTCTTTTGCGTGTGTGCAGGGCATACTGCAAAGGCTGATAAAAGGGGCTACCAAGATGCAAGATAGCTATGCGGCTTTTCGCGATGACAAACCTTCAGACAATCTGACTGCTGTACTACGCACGCTTGCCGACGAATATCTGGCAGCGGAAGCAGAGGTTGCTCGCATCGAGGCTGAGTTAGAAGTTGCCAAAACCAACCTGAAAGACGTTGCAGAAAACCGCATTCCGCAGGCGACTGATGGTATGGAAGGCAAGTTCAACCTCGGCGACGGGCGTGAACTCCAGATCAAGGAAGAGATCCGCTCCAGCATTGCTGGTGAGAAGCGTGAGCCAGCTATCAAGTGGCTCGATGAACACGGTTACGGTCACATCGTGAAGCGAGAAATCGTGTTCGAGTTCCCCAAGGGAGACGAGGCTCGCAGCAAAGCGTTCGTCGAAGCTGTCCAGAAGCTTGGAATTCCCTTGGTCATGAAAAGCAATTTCTCAGTCCATCATTCAACGCTCAACTCTTGGGTCAAGGAACGCCTTGGCGAAGGTGATGCCCTGCCCAATGAGACGTTCGGCATTTTCCGTCAACGCACAGCGAAAGTGAAAGACCTGTAATCCTGTCACCTAGGATAGTGGTGAGCGTGGAGTGCATCTCCAGTAACTATAGCCGAAAGGAGCCATCATGGCTGGCAAAGAAGTAGCTGAAACGAAAGGAACCGCAGTCGTATCCGGTGGATATGACTACGGCGAATATTCGCACTCCGGTTTCGAAGGGACGACGATCAACGACCTTTCCATTCCGTTCATCAACGTGTTGCAGTCCAACTCGCCCGAGGTCGAAGATCAGCTGATCGAAGGTTGCAAGGCCGGTGACCTGATCAACTCGGTGACCAAGGAAATCCTGAAACAGCCGGTCGTCGTGATCCCGGTCTACAAGGAAGCAGCTGTCGTCGAATGGGTTCCTCGCACCAAGGGCGGCGGTCTGGTCGACCGTCACGAACTCGACTCGCAGGTGTTCAAGGACGCGATTGCCAAGAACGGCGGCTCGCGCATTCCGCCCAAGGACGCTGACGGGAAGCGCATCCAATTCAAGTCGTCTGCTGGCAACGATCTGGTCGAGACCTACTATGTCTATTGTCTGATCATGAACGCTGATGGCAAAGAAACCGAGGGATACTGTGTTCTCAGTTTCTCATCGACCAAGATCAAGGTCCACAAGGACTGGATGACCGCGATGTACACACAGAAAGGTCGGCCGCCGATTTTCGCCAACCGCTGCAAGATCTCGACCACCAAGCAGAAGAACGACTCTGGCACCTACTACAACTACAAGATCAGCCCGATGGCTGATACGTGGAAAGAGTCGTTGATCAATCCTGGCGTCGACATGGAACTGCTGAAGGAAGCCAAGGAATTCGGCACCATGATCGAGAACGGTCTGGCTCGGGCTGACTTCGACAGCATTGCTCACACCGGCGCCGACGACGAGTCTGCCCCCAGCAGGGGCGGCAGTCAGAGCAAGCCGCTTCCTTCTGACAGCGACGAAATTCCGTTCTGAACCTAGCCCAGAGCGTATCAGTGACGGGACATGATCATGTCCCGTCACCTTCTTTTCTGATGAAGAGATCCATAGATGATAATCGGAGAAGCCATAGAAACGATGAAGTCGTTTGATGACAATTCGTTTGATTGCATAGTGACAAGTCCTCCTTACAATATTGGAGTTGATTATGGATCCGGAATAACAGACTCGCTAACTCAAGAAGAATACAACATCTTCACGTCCTCTTGGGTATCTCAGGCTCTGAGAGTATCTCCCCTCTGCATTGTCAATTTTGGAGCACCGGCATCAAAGCCGATGAATATTGCACATTTCATGATATCTGTTTCTAAGATTGGAGTCATCCAGTCTGATATCATATGGCTGAAAGCATTCTCCACCATCGATTTTTCAATGGGCCATTTCAAGCCAGTCAACTCTAACAGATTCATTACTAATCTTGTTGAACACGTATTTGTGATTTCAAGAGATGGAAACCATCATCTGGACAGGCTCAGCATTGGAGTTCCGTTCTCTGACAAATCGAATATTGCTCGTTTCAAGAGTAACAAAGGTGATTTGAGATGTCGTGGCAACGTCTGGTTCCTACCATACAAAACTCGGAATGAAAAACTAAGTCATCCAGCTAGTTTTCCTGTAGAACTTGCTGAAATGATGATCAAACTCTCTAGCGGCCTGAACATCTTAGATCCTTTTGCTGGAACGGGAACGACCGGAAAAGCCGCAGAAAATCTAGGAGTTAACTGCACCATGATAGATAAGAAAGACTGGTCATGAAGTTTTCGCCACAGCAAGACGAAGCCCTCAAGGCCGTGGATCGCTGGTATCATTCTGGAGACAAGCAGGTATTCCACCTCTTTGGGTATGCTGGCACCGGAAAAACCACGCTCGCAAAACATCTTGCTGAGAGTATCAGCGAAGGTGTTCTGTTCGCTGCTTACACAGGCAAGGCCGCTCACGTTCTGCGAACCAAGGGTTGCGAAAACGCATCCACAATCCATTCTTTGATCTATCGCAGCAGAGACAAAAGCAAGGCTCACCTTCAAGAACTCGAGAAACAGCTTGCAGCCCTGCTTGCTGACATGAAAGATATGACTGATGACTTCATCAGTCAGCATCCCAAAGTGAGAGCGTTGCACAAAGCAATCGATGAAGAAGCCAAGAACGCTTCCCAGCCAATGTTTGTTCTCAACAATGAAAGCATTGTCAAAGACGCCCCGCTTATTGTCATCGATGAATGCTCTATGGTTGACTCTCAAATGGGTCAAGACCTTTTGTCGTTCGGGACACCTGTGCTTGTCTTGGGCGATCCTGCTCAGTTGGCTCCAGTCGGTGGCGCTGGTTACTTCACTGAGGGCATCCGTCCTGATATCATGCTAGACGAAATCCATCGCCAAGCTGCCGAATCTCCCATCCTCAGAATGGCGACAAAGGTACGCAACGGAGAACCTCTGGAGATCGGTGACTGGGGTCTCGGCTGCCATGTGCTGCCCAAAGGGACGAAGCTAGACCCTGAGCGTATGCTCAGCTTCGATCAAGTTATCGTGGGCAAAAACGTCACGCGTCATGCCAGCAACATGAAACTTCGCAAGCTGCGTGGTATCTACGATCCATACCCTGTGCTCGGTGACCGTTTGGTTTGCCTTAAAAACAACAGTGAGCTAGGCTTGCTAAACGGGGCTATTTTCAATGTGGCTGATGTCGAAGGGATTATGGACGGAAAAGTCCATATGTCAGTTCACCCCGAAGACAACCCGATGAGTATCAACGTCGCTGCCTTGGAGCATCACTTCCTTGGTCGCGGAAAAGAGCTCGAGAAGCAATATTGGCTTCGTGCTGAAGCCCAAGAGTTCGACTATGGATATGCGCTGACTTGTCACAAATCGCAGGGTTCTCAATGGGAAAGCATCTGCGTTTTTGACGAGTCTTACTGCTTCCGGAGCCAGCGAAATCGGTGGCTCTATACTGCTATAACCCGTGCGGCTGAGAATGTGACCGTCGTAAGAATGTGAAAGGACAATCATGCAAGGTCGGGAGAAAAAACGAATGTCAGGACCACAGAACCCACACTGTGATGCGATCGGCGCAGAGAAATATCGCGGACAAAACGAAGATCATCGTGAAGCTACCAATCGGGTCGCCAGTTTCCTTCAGGACAATCACGAGCACTACATGATGTTTCGCTCCATTACGATGGAACAGCGTTTCATGCCTCCAGGCCGTGTTCAGGCTGGTGCAGGTTCCCTCAAGACTGTGACACTCTACAACTGCTTCGTGATGCCGACAATTCACGACAGTTTTGTTGATGGCCCCACCGAAGCCGAGAAAATCATCGAGCGTGGCAACGGCTATTTCCACTCCGAAAGCATTATGGACGTCGCCAAACTGGCCGCGACAACAATGCGTCAGGGAGGCGGTGTTGGCTACGACTTCTCCACCTTGCGTCCGTCTGGCGACATTATCAAAGGTGTTGACAGTGCGACCGACGGTCCCCTTGCTTTTGCGGGCATCCTGGACATGGTGTGCCGTGCTACTGCCAGCGCGGGGAACCGCAGGGGCGCACAGATGATGGTCTTGCGCTGCGATCACCCTGACATCGAGAAGTTCATCCGTGCCAAGCAAATCGCGGACCAGAATATCCCGTGGGACATGCGTCCTCTCCGTGGGTTCAATATGTCGATCGCTGTCACCGATGAACTGATGGAAGCTGTCAAGGAAGACAAGATGTTCATGCTTCGTTTCGGTGGCAAGAACTATCGTGAGGTCAACGCTCGTGCCCTCTGGGACATGATCATGCGTGGGACGTATGACTGGGCTGAGCCGGGAGTTCTGTTCATTGACCGCATCAACAGCATGAACAATCTCTGGTACTGCGAGACCATCGCGGCGACCAATCCGTGCGGAGAGCAGCCGCTCCCTCCCTACGGAGCCTGTCTCTTGGGCAGCTTCAACGTCGTGAAATATCTCTACAAGCGTGACGATGTGGCCTTGTACGGATTCGACTTCGAACTGCTCGCTGCTGACATTCCGCCCGTGGTTCGTGCTATGGACAATGTCATCGATCGGAGCCGTTATCCGCTCCCTCAGCAGAAACTGGAAGCCCAACGGAAGCGCCGCATGGGTCTTGGTATCACTGGTCTGGCGAATGCTCTGGAAGCTATGGGGTTCCCCTATGGTACTCCCGAGTTCATCGAGTTCCAAGACAAGCTGATGGAGTTCATCGCGAACAAGTGCTATCAGGCTTCGGCGATGCTCGCTGCCGAGAAAGGCTCGTTCCCGCTGTACGATCCTGATCTGTACCTGAAAAGCAAGTTCGTTCAGGGCCTTTGGCCGGATACCATCACTATGATCAAGAAGCATGGCCTCCGCAACTCGCACCTGACCAGCATCGCTCCGACTGGTACGATCTCGCTCTACGCTGACAACGTGTCGTCTGGCATCGAGCCTGTGATCGACTACAATCAGAAGCGGAATGTCATCATGAAAGATGGCATGAAGACCGTCGTCATCCCAGACTATGGCGTCACCTACTTGGGCACCAAGGGACGCACCGTGACCAACGGCAACATCACTGCTGCTGAGCATGTGGCTGTCCTCTGTACGGCCCAAAGGTGGAGCGACAGTGCTGTCAGCAAAACCTGCAACGTCCCTGCAGACATGCCCTACAGCGAGTTCAAGGACATCTACATGATGGCTTGGGAGAACGGCGCGAAGGGAATCACGACCTATCGCCCTACTGGGAATTACGACGAACCCATCAAGTCTGCTGATGGTGAAGAAACCAAAGACGAAGCGATCGCCAAGGTTTCGGAACTCCAAAAAGAGGATGGTTTCACTGGCTCTTGTGCTCTCGACGAGTTCGGTCGCAAAACTGGTACCTGCGCCGATTAAATAGGTCGGGTTATGGACAAATAACGCTTGCCTCCAATGCGTCGACAGGGTAACGTTCGAACATTGGCGGCATGATAACGCCAAAAGCAAGCACCACAGAAATGGAGTCAATCGTGACCGACAAAATCAAGTTCCTGGACAAAGAGCACAGCGAAGTGTCGCTCAATTCTGAAAGCATTGAAAACCTTGTGTCCCTCCGCAACCTGATCGCTGCCAACCTCGGCGTCTCCACTATCAAGACGTTCAAGGACCACGAGACCGCCGTGGCACAGACCTGGAAAGCCCTGCAGAAGTTCGACGAGACTGCCAAGGCCGAAGCCGGTGGCGCTGAACCGAAGCCTGCCAAGACCCCGAAGGAGCCCAAGGAACGCAAGCCGGCGAAACCCGCTGCTTCGCAGTACGTCAAGCGTCCGACCCGCAAGATGTTCTCGGTGGTCCACATCGTGAAACAGCACACTGGGGCCGAAGGTCGCGCTCATCGCTGGCCCGCCTACAAGGACGGTATGCTGGTGATCGATGCGATCGAGGGCGAAGGCACGCTTGCTTGGGATATCGCGAACTGGGAAGCTGCTGGCCTGATGACTGTCACCGAGCCGACCGACGCTGAATACGCCGAGCGTCGTGCTGCCTGGTACAAGAAGCACGGCG